GTGGAAATCGAACCTGATCGCGAGATGGAGAACGAGCCGGATCTCGAGGAGGAAAACGAATGAATTTTCGTGTGGTTAAGGCAGTGGGGGGCTGGACTGTCCAGTTCGGGGCTACTGCACATGCCAGCTTCGATCAGTACGGCAAGTTTCGTGCCTGGGGCGCCAGAGCAGACGAGTTCAACGCGATCACTTCAGTGATCGGAAGAGGGGCGTTGGTGCAAGGCTTCCATGATGCTGCAGGTCATGTCCGTCGCAAAGTCGAGCCCCGGAGATATGGCCATGCCTTCTCCGACAGGCGACGCGAGATGTGTGAAGTGATCTGCGCGTATCTCAACGCGTTCTCGTGGCCCGAAATCAAGCTGGAGGAAAGCGCATGAACTATCAGCTGAAGGATCGAAGCTTCCAGACCGGCGACGAATGGGTCGGCGCCTTGGCTGGCCGCTTACGGGTCGCCGCGGCGGCCGGCGAGGACGGAATGGTCTGCCTCAACACTATGATGTCGCCGGCGCAGGCGCGTCAGGCAGCCAGCCGGCTGGATCGAATGACCGCGGCCGAGGCCGAGGCGGTTGCCGCACGCGAGGCCTCCGACGCGCGCATGCGCGCGATGGCTGAGCCGGTGCGGCGCAGGACCGGACTGGCGGCCCTTGCGGCCCGGTGGTGGCGATGATCCTGGTCATCACCTTCTGCGCGGTGCTGGGCGCCGGCGGTCAATGCGATCGCGTCGTCGAGTTCGGCGTGCTGTCGGAGACCTGGAGCCCCGCACCCTGCACCGACTTCGTGCCCGCAGAGATCCGGCCCCGGCTGATCTCCTGCGACAAGTTCGCCCGCAGCACGGGCGCGTGATCCCCGGCCGCCGGCGCGGAAGACGTCGAGGCCCCTGAAAGACCGAGGTGAGGCAGTGACCGATGAAGCGGACATGAGCTGGTTGAACGACCCCCAGCCGGCGACCTACCGGCGGGACGACGAACGTTCCGCTGCAGCCCTGCGGCGTGGGCTCGAGGAGGCTCCGCCCGCGCCTGGCGCAGAGAAAGGACCGAAGGATGACGATGGAGATGGTCGGGGACAGCCGAAAGGCGACGATCGAGGCCGTGGCCGGAAGCGCGTGGGCGGCAAGGCAGAAGCTGGCGATCGCGATGGATCGGGTGGCAAGGGCCGACCGCGTGGCTACATCTGGGACGGGTGTCCGGTCGTTCCTTTGGGGATCCACGGCGATCTTTCCTACTACCTGGACACCAAGGGCCAGCTGAGGGCTGTCGACAACCATTCCCAGGACAAGATCCGGCACATCTTCGGGGGCCGGATCGGCCTGCTGGCCACTCGCTACCCCCGTTACCACAAGAACAGCACCACGCCGGTTGCCGGCGCCTTCGACCAGGGCAGGATCGCCACCGACATGGTTGCGGCCTGTACCGAGCGGGGCGTCTGGTCACCTGTCGGCAAAGTGCGCGGCGCCGGCGCCTGGCTGGACGAGGACGGTCACCTGATCTTCCACGCCGGCGACGAGGTGCTGATCTCCGGTAAATGGGAACCGCCGGGCGTCTACGGTGGTCATGTCTACCCGGCCTCGGACCCCGTGCCCCGTCCTGCGACGTCAGGCACGGCCGAGGCGGCGAGCGAGATCCTCGATGCGCTGCAGACCTGGAACTGGTCGCGGCCCGACATCGATCCGATGCTGACCCTCGGCGTGATCTGCGCACAGCAGATCGGCGGGGCCCTGGACTGGCGGCCCGTGACCTGGGTGACCGGCGACCAGGCCACCGGTAAGTCCACCCTGCAGCGGCTGCTGCGCTACCTGCACGGCGGCGCCAGCGGGCTGCTGCAGGCGTCGGACGCGACGGAGGCTGGCATCCGATCGGTCATCGGCTATTCCTCGATGCCCGTCGCCCTGGACGAGCTCGAGCCCGACGATGACCCGAAGAAGGGCAAGGCGGCGGCGATCATCCGCCTGGCGCGGATCGCGGCCAGTGGCGACCAGATCCTGCGCGGCTCGACCGATCAGAAGGGCTACCAGGGCAACGCTTACAGCTGCTTCCTGTTCTCCTCGATCCTGGTGCCCCCGCTGCCCCCACAGGACCGCTCTCGCCTCATCCTGCTGGATCTGAACCGCCTGCGCCCGGACGCGCCGAAGCCGAAGGATGATCCCCGACGCCTGAAGGCCCTCGGCGCCTCCCTGCGCGCCAGCCTGGTGGGCCGCTGGGATACCTGGACGAAGCGCCTCGACCTCTGGCGCGCCAGCCTCGCGGCCCATGGCCACGGCGGGCGCCAGGCGGACAACTACGGCACCGTCCTGGCGCTGGCCGACATGGCCCTGCACGAGGCGCTGCCGGCCGAGGAGGTCATGGCGAGCTGGTGCGCCAAGCTGGACGCACACCTGCGCGACGAGAGCGTCGATGTGGGCAGCAACGCCGAGGACATGCTGGTGCATCTGCTGTCCCAGCCGCTCGATGTCTGGCGACGCGGCCAGAAGCTGAACGTGGCCAGCTGGCTGGCCATGGCTGGCCGTCTCCCCCGCGCCCCGGAGCAGATCGGCGACGCCACCAGCGACAACGCCAACAACTTCCTGGCGCAGTTCGGGCTGCGGGTGAAGGGCCGGGATACCTCGGCCGAGCTCTGCATCGCGAACAAGCCGCTGTCGGGGCTCTGCGGGCTCTTCGAGGGCACGCCCTGGGCGGCCGGCGTCTGGGCCCAGGCGGCGCGGCGGGTGAAGGACGCCAAGAGCGCGAACATGACCTTCGCCCGGGTTCCCTCGCGCGGCTACGTCATCCCCTTCACCTCGATCCCGGGCCTGCTGAACGCCATGGATGAGACCGGCGGCACGTCGCAGGCCCCCGAGCGCCCCGAACCCCCTGACATGAGAGATTTCGTCTGAGCCATGCGCAACGTGACCAACACCATGAAATCGCGCGATCTTTTCCGCTGTACCCGGACCCGTTTCGGGGCCATAATTCACGCACGGCGGGGCGCTCTGCGGACGGGTCAGGGGCTACGACGCTACGACGCTGAAAAATTGGGCGTCGTAGGGCATGTCGTAGGGTTTTATCCTTGCGCCGCAAGCACTTACCAGACGGCTACGACGCTACGACGCGAAAAGCGCTTCCTCACGTATGCATGCACACGCACGCGCGCGCACACGAGGAAATGTGTGTCGTACCGTCGTACTGTCGTAGATGATATCTATCTATCTGAAAAGAAAGAGATAACTGCTACGACAGCCCTGCGACGCCGAAAAACGGGGCGTCGTAGCCTCGGCCTGATCTCGATTAACCCCCTGATTTTCAATAAAAAAGGGGGTTTCTATGGCCAAGCCTGACAACCAATGGCAGCTCGAGGCCCGGGAAATGGCCGAGCGGATCGAGCGCCAGCGTGACCAGGGCCTTCAGCTGGCCCTGCTGCCGGACGAGGAGCCGGAGCAGGACCAGGAGGCGCGGCAGGCCGGGCGCCCGAAGGGATCCAGGAACAAGGTCAGCAGCCAGATGCGCGACTGGCTGGCCGCGCGTGGCATGCGGATGCCCGAGGATGTTCTGGTGCAGATCGCCGGCCTCAACACCCGCGACGATGCGATCACGCTGGCCATGGCCCAGACCGAGCGGGTGCTGTCCTGGGCCTTCGACGGCGCGCACATCGGCAAGAAGTCGGCGCCGAGCCCGACGGCCTCGATGCGCCTCGAGGTCTTCCGCCAGCAGTACACGATGATCCTGCGCGCGGCCGAGGCGATGATGCCCTTCACCGCGCCGAAGGTGACGCCGGACGTCAGCGTCCAGCAGAACACCACCTTCATCATGCCGGCAGCGCCTTCGGCCCCGGCGGATCCTGGCGCCCAGGCACGGGATGTGACGCCTCAGGCGCCCCGGATCTCGGGTCGGATGATGCCCGCCAACGTCGCGCACGAAATGCAACAGAAACAAGGGGTTAGCGTTTCGGGTTCTGAGAATTCGGACGCTGAAATTCGGACGGGTGAGGAAAGTGAAGGGAAATCAGATGCTTAGCGCCCGTCCGCAACTGATTGAAAATCAGCAGGCGCGCCGGCCTGGTGCCGCGGTGCCCGCGCCTGGTGCCCGCGCCGCCGCGACCCCCCGGGGGGGCCTTCTCGCGCGTTCCCTCAGGCCCCTCTGTGTGACCCCATACCTGATTTCGGCCCATGGGGAGGTTCGCCAATGAGCGCGACACTTGGGACGGTGGATCGGGGTCGGGGGGAGGCCTCTGGCTCGACACCCACGGGGGGCCGGGGGATCTCGGACGAACGTCTGGAGGCACTGCAGGGAAGCGATGCGAAAGAGGCAATCGAGAGCCTAGAGGGGGATTTCGCCTCTGGCAAGATGCCCGATATCGGCGCGGTCCAGTTCCCGGGCCCTATTGCCGAGCGCTTCTTCTGGTCGAACGATGACGTGATCGCCATCCAGGGCCCGGTGGGCTCGGGCAAGACGACGACGCTGATGAAGTCCCGCGCCAGGCGCGCGGTCGAGATGCCCCAGTCCACGATCGACGGGGTGCGCCGCTACAAGGTGCTGTTCATCCGCGAAACCTACCGTCAGCTGTGGTCCACCACGATCCCGTCCTACCTGGAGACCTTCCCGAAGGACCTCGGTACCTGGTCGGGCGGCCGTGGCGACCCGGTCACCCACGTCATCCGCTTCGAGGATGAGTACGGGCCGATCGAGTTCACCGCCGAGTTCATGGCGTTCGGCGATGACATCGTCGCCAGCATGCGGGGTGTGCAGACCACCGACATCGTCCTGAACGAACTCGACACGATGCCGGTCGAGATCCTGACCGTCGGGATCGGCCGGATCGACCGCTACCCGGGGCGCCAGCATTTCGAGGGTCTGCCGCCCGAGCTGCGCAGCTACGGGCAGATCGTGGGCGACATGAACGCGCCGGACGAGGACAACTGGGGCTTCACGGTCTTCCACGACGGCGAAGAGCGCAAGCGCATGGCCGATCTGCTCTCGGCCGAGCTGCCTGCCGGCGCCAAGCGGATCACGATCGAGTTCTGCAATCAGCCAGGCTACGGCGAGCCCGGCTGCGAGAACCTGCAGAACCTCTCGCCCAGCTACTACCCGCGCCAGATCGCCTCGATGCAGCTGGCAGGGCGGGGCGACATGGTCGATCGCCTGGTCCGCAACAAGATCGTTTACCTGCGGGTCGGGGAGCCGGTCTTCAAGCGCGAGTTCAGCCCCCGGGTCCATGTCTCGGATGTGCCGCTGGTGCTGATCCCGGGCCTGCCGCTGCGGGTTGGCCTGGACCAGGGCTTCAAGGGGGCGGCCGTCATCGCCCAGCTGACCGGCTTCTTCCGCTGGCGGATCCTGGGCGAGCTGCATTTCCCGTCCGAGCGCCTGATGGCCCGGACATTCGGGCAGCGCCTCCAGGAGCTGATCGAGGAGCGCTGGCCCGGTGCCCTCGTCGAGGCGGGCTGGGGCGACATGGCCGGCGAACATGGGGCCAGCCAGGCGGCGGACGAGAATGCGACCTGGAACCTGATGGTGAGCCAGGCGGCAGGTTTCCCGATCCGGCCGCAACGGCTGGGAACGAACCGGATCCAGCCCCGCCTCGAGGCCGTGCGCGCGGCGCTTGAGGCCCCGGTAGACGCCGGCGAGCCCGGTTTGCTCATCGACCCCTCCTGCAAGTTCCTGCGGCGCGGCTTCCAGGCCCGGTACGTCTGGACGGACGAGGTCGATCGGAACGGCGACAAGCGGAAGGTGCCGGACAAGCGCCTGACCGAAGCGAACGTGATGGATGCGCTGCAGTACCTGCTGCTGTCCGAGCACCTCGCAGATGGATCCGCCCCCTACACGAAACGGGTGCCCGACGCCCGTCAGCACGGCCGCATGGGCCACAACGGCGGGCCGCGCATGTCGGAAAAGCGCGGCGGCCTGCAGACAGGATGGAACGTCCTCAACCCTATGGAAGGCACTGAAATGGCACGAAACACCAAATCGAAGGCCGCAACCGCGGCCGCGCCCGCCCTGGACACCTCGGCCCTGGCCGAGACGGCGGCGCGGATCGAGGCGCAGTCCGCGCAGGTCGGCCTTACGGACCTGCAGGCGCAGCTGCAGAACGAAAGCGGCCTGATGTTCGGCCGGGAGCGCGGCCGGGTGAAGGCAAAGATGCTCGGCGTCGAAGCGACCGGCAGCAGCAAGGACCAGGCGCTGAAAAACTGGGCCAACGCGGCACGGCGCGCCGCCCTGCAGGCCGGAGCGGCCTGAGCATGATCGACCTGCGCCCCTTCCGGGAAGACGATGCCATGCAGGTCTTCCGCCACCTGGAACCGATGGACCACATCGAGGCCGAGCTGGTGCGTGGATCCTCGGCCAGCCATCTGCGCCTCTTCGCGGACTGGTGCGCTGTCCAAGGGGCGCAGGTCGTTTCACTGGTGCTCTGCACCCGGCCGGGCCCGGCGGGTATTCCCTTCGCCGTGCTGGGGCTTGGACATACCGGACAGGCGGGGATCGCACAGGCGGCACTGGTTGCGCGCGACCACCAGCGTTTCCGCCACAGCCTGGGGCAGGCCGCCGTGCTGATCCGCCGTCGGATGCCCGCCTTCTGCGCCGAGGCCGGCATTCGGCGCATCGAGGCGCGCTGCTGGGAGGGACATCCCTCGGCCGGGCGCTTCCTGACCCTCTGCGGTTTCCACCGCGAATGCCTGATGCCCGGTTTCGGCGGGTATGGGCATGTCGCC